TCATATTCACTTTCAGTAAATAATCGATAACATGTGCCAGGTTGAGTTCTTCCTGCTCTTCCTTTTCTTTGTGTAGAACTTGCCTTTGATATATATTCTTCTAATAAACTTCTACTATCTAATATAGGATTATAAGATGATTCCATATGAAGTCCATTATCAATAACAAAAACAACACCATCAATAGTAACAGATGATTCTGCGACATTTGTTGAAATGACTATTTTTCTATCAAATGGATTATTTGGGTCATTACTTGGATGGGTTTTATATTTAAATTTATCAATTGCGTAATCTTTATCTTCATCTGATGTTTTAGAATCTAATAAAGTAATAAATGGATGTGAATCAGGTACTTCTTTTACTTTTGATTCTAATAAAGATTTTAAATTTTTTCCATCTCTAGATGCTTTCATGAAAATTAAAATATCACCTTCTTTTTTACTTTTTAAAATATCAATAGTTTTTTTAACTGCTTCAGGAATCCAATCAGTTGGTTGTTTTTTTTCAAAATCAATCTTTACTTCATGAGAAACTCCTTCTATTTCAATTGTATTAAATTTTATATTTTTATCATTTTTTAAATAATAATTTTCAAAACCTTTTGTATCAATTGTTGCACTCATTAAAATAAGTTTAAAGTCTGGTCTTTTCTTTATAATTTCTTTCATTAATAATATTAAAAAATCTGTATCAACAGTTCTTTCATGAACTTCATCAATAATAGCGCAGTCATATTCACTTAAAAGATTATCACCATTTGTAATTAAGGATTTTAAACTTCCTGCTGTTGTAAAAACAAGTTTTGTATTTGCATTCATATTTCTATTTCCACTTACGAAATATCCCACTTCTTGTCCCATTAAAACATCTAAACACTTAGCTGAATATTCAGCATTTTTTCTTGCTAATACTCTTTTTGGCACTGTACAAATAACTCTTTTTTGAAAATTAAAGGCTTGTAATGCTACTTTAGGAACAATGACTGTTTTACCAACTCCTGTTCCTGCTTTAATCATGGTTATATTATTAGTTCTAATCGATTTTAAAATCTTAGATACATGAGAATACATAGGAAGATTTGTCCAATTATAAGCAAGATTTTTATAAGTTACTTGATACATTTTACCTACTAAAGGACCACTTGGATATTTATCTTGTAATGTAGAATAATAATTTTGATATTCTTTTCCAGTTAAAGGATTAATATTTTTTCCTAAAGGGTCATAAAGACCAATTTTTTTTTCAAATTTATTTTTTAAATTTTTATTTAAATAATTATTATAAAACGCATAATTATTTAATTTTTGAATATATTGATTCATATTTGAATTATTTGTTGAATTACTTGAATTACTTGAATTACTTGAATTAGTAAGTTTTATATTTTTTATTATATTTTTTAATTTTTCAGGTTTCTTAGGTTTATTATTTGATTGAATTTTTGTTGTTTTTGTTGGTTTGTTATTAGAACCTAATCCAAACATAGATAACATTAATATAAAGCAATATAATTATTAATTTTAATAAAATAATTTAATTAGTTCTAAAAATAATAGAGTTAGTATTTAATTCTATAGTATAGTTTTTCGACATACATAATTTAATATTTTTATCATAATTTTCTAAAATAAAATCAATAATTTTTAATTTTAATCCTATAAGTTTATATTTATGAAATATTTGAATGATTAATTTTTTCAATACATATTTTTCTTTTATTATTTCTTGTTTTTTTATAGTAAAATTATTATTTTCAAAACTAATATTCTTTACTAAATCATTCAAAATATATGTTTGAAATATATTATTTATTTCATTTGATTCTTGTCCTAATTGTAATAAATTATTTTTATAATTATTTCCATAACAATCCATACAATCTGGAAATATTTTTCTTCTCATTTTACCTCTACAGCTCCAATCAGGAGTACTATCTAAAAAGTAAGGTATTTGGTAGCTATGTGCATAATCAAAAATAGCATTTTTAAATACATGTAATAAAGGTCTATAAATAGCAACATTCATTATTATATTCATATCTTTAATAACAACTAAATCAGTTATTTCACGATTTCCACGCATTATATTATTAAATATATTTTCAACAATATCATCTTTATGATGTGCTAATAAAACACCTTGTAAATGAAATTGTTTCATTAATGTTTCATAAAATTCATATCTTAATTGAGTTGTTCTTTTTTCATAAACATCTCTTTTAAATTCGTTTCGTTTAAAATCATGAGTTATATATTTTAATTCATAACCTTTACTAGAGCAATATTGAATCAAAAAATCTTTTTCATCATTTGATTCAGGACGATTGTTATAATCTATATGACAAATATAAATATTTAATTCATTTATGTCATATTGTTTTATATGATGAAGTATGTCAAATAATACCATTGAATCAACACCTCCACTCAATGAAATTAAAATCTTTGTTAAATTATATTTTTTTACAAAATCAAGTAAATCTTTGTATAATATTTCATTATTTGTATTTTGAGTACATATGTTTTCGTTAGGTGCATATTCTAAAAGATGATTAAATTGGTTATAAAGATTCATTTTTAAGAAATTGAAAAATGAAAATCAATTTTATAAAAAATATTAAAAATTTTGCTTATCCTTGCAGGATAAATTACTTACGCAATTTATCCATTTTACGCAATTTTTTATCCTGCTTACGCAATTTTTATTTAAGTGAAAAAATGGCATATTTTATTTTTTTTACAGGGAAAAGTTTGATTCATTTTTTTAAAAAATAAATAAATATTTTTCTTGTTTATCCTGGCAAATATTTATTTATTTTTTATTTTTTCATCAATAAATATATTTTATTTATATTATTTATTATTTTAATAACATAATTTATTGATTATTATTATTATTAATTTAACTTTATTGATATAATAGACTACTATTTTACCAATGATTTTTTTATAAAAATATTCTTTTTTTTCATTTTTTTTATTTGGATTTTATCGTAAAAAAAAATATTTAATGAAAATATTATTTTTGTTACAATAATTTTTTTTCAATATTTAAAATTTGCCAAAATTTGCCATTTTTACCTGTTTTTTTTAACCGGCATAAAATATCATTATAAAAAATTCTTTTTTTTTAATTAAACAATACTATCCTTGTGCGTTAAAAATAAGGATTTTTGCAAATGAACCTTTTTTATAAAAATGGTCGATAAAAAATGGAAAATTTTCCATTTACTCAGGATTTTAAAAAATGAGTAAAATTTTTACTGCAAATGAGTAAATTTTTACTGCAAAAATGCGTTTGCAGTAAAATGAGTAAAATGAGTAAAAAATGAGTAAAAAAAAATCCATGGTTTTAAGAATATTTTGCACTTTTCTGCATTTTTTCGTAGCAAGTTTTAGTTGCAGACAACTTTTTCGTAGGAAGTCGACGAAAATCGGCGATTTTTGAGTTCACCATTTTCGGCACCAAGAGAAATTTTCCGATTTTTTTGACCAAGAAAATCCCCGATTAATTTTATGAAATGGCGTTTTTTTTCAAAATTTCATTTTTGGAAAAAAAATTTAAGAAATGGATAAATTTTTTACGCAATTGGAAAATTTTTTTTTTTCATCAATATTTTCGACTATTTTTATAAATCTTTTTGAACATTTTCCCTGTTTCATTTTTTTGCAAAAAACACTAGGATAAAAATTTTACGCAGAGAATCGTTGCGTAAAAAGCTTATCCTTTGCGTAAAATTTTTATCCTGCACGATTTTGCAAAATTTTAAGAAGGGAAAAATCACAATAGATTTTTAAAAAAAAACCAAAATTTTTGCTCTTGATACGTTTTTTTGATTTTATCAATAAATTCATTTTTTTTATATTTTTAAGCAAAATATTATTATATTAAAAAAGTAAAAAAAATTGTCTCTTGATAGTGAAATTGCAAAAATGATGATTTTTCCATTTTTGCAGGATAAATGGTTTCTTGATCAATAAATGAAAATATAGTATAATAGTAATGATAATAATAAGATAATAATTTAAAATATATACTCAGAAAAAACTACTCTAAATTTACGCAATGAAAAAAAACTTTGTTTTACATATTTTCTTCCACGAAAAAAAATGTTCAAAAATGAAATTTCATTTTTAAAAATAAAAATATGTAAAACACGTTTTTTTTTTCTGGTGCTAAATGCGCAAAAATGACTATCAGTAACCATCAATATATACTTTTTTTACTAATATAATTAAACATAAATAAATGATAAAAAAAACATATTTTTTTTTGGTGCTAAATGCGCAATTTTTTTTCTATTTTTTTCTATTTTTTTATCAACATACTTTTTATTTTTTATTATTTAAATTGTTAATAACTCAATAAAAAAAAATAAAACAAAAAAATACATTTTGCGCATTTAGCACCAAAAATCAATGGTATCAATATTTACCCTGAAAAATGACTAAAAAAATAAATGCTAAACAAATGAAATCCCTGAAATGAGTTTTGAGTAAAATTACTTAAGTAAAAAACGTGCATAATGATGCTAAATGCGGAATTACCACTTACGAAAAAAAAATTAACGTGTGCCATTTTTTTTTTTTTTTGAAAAGACCACTTACGAATAATAAGGCACCCATATGTCTGAATTACGCAGTTACGTGTGCCATTTTTGACTGAAAAAAAAAGCAAAATCGCCGATTGCACTTTTGACCACCTACGAATAATAAGGCACCCATATGTCTGAATTACACAGTTATGTGTGCCATTTTTGACTGAAAAAAAAAGCAAAATCGCCGATTGCAATTCTGACCACTTACGAAAAAAAAATTTCAAAACACAAATTATCCAAAAAAAGGGCACACATGTTTCTGAATTATACAGTTATGTGTGCCATTTTTGCCTAAAAAAATGACACTTTTTTTTCATGAAAAAAACAGCACACGGTAAGCATCTGAATTACGCATTTTCGTGTGCCATTTTTTCTGAAAAAATAAAAAAAAATCAAGTAAAAAAAACGAAAAATTACGCTAAATGCGCAATCAAAGGATTTAATATTTTAGTTATTAAATATCAAATATAAACCAATTAAAATTAAAATAAAGTAAAAAAAGTAATTTTTATTGATAAAATGAAAAAATCAAGTAAAAAAAACGAAAAATTACGCTAAATGCGGAATTAAAGAAATAATAATTTATATTATTATATATATTATTATATATATTGATTATTAAACAATGAAAATATTTATTTATTGTAAAAAATATATTTATTGATAAATTGGAAAATTAATTTAAAATTCAAAAATAAATAAATTTGTTTAAAATTTTAATTTAAAATTCAAAAATAAATAAATTTGTAAAAATAGTTATGAATTTAAATTTAAAAAAATATATTAAATCTAAAATAAATAGTAGTAAGCAAAAAAAATATAAATATGATGATTTGATAAATGAACAATTAAATAATATAGAAAAATCAAAAAATGAAATAAATAATAATTATCAATTAGGAAATATAACTGTAAATAGAAAAATACCAAATAATGAAGAATTAAAAAAAATGTACTCTGATTTTATTAGTAATAAACAAGTAAATTTAAAAAATAAAAAATTTGAATTAACAAAATCTATTCAACAATTAATTTTAAAAAATGAAAATCAGTATATTTTAATTCATTTAGATTTGAATAAAGAAACAAAATATAAAATGGAAATTTATTTTGAATTACAAAATGATTCAAATATTAAATTTGTTTTATCAAATGATAAACATAATAAAATATATAATTTAAAAAAAAATATAAAAGGAAAAATACATTTTCATTCGAATGATTCAAATTTAGTTCATTTTAATCAATTATATATTTTATTTAATAAACAAAATAATATTATTATTAATAATTTTACATTCAATATACAAGAAATAAATAATAATAATGATTATAATATATCATTAATAAAATATACTAATAAAGTTGTTATATTTTAATGTAACCACATTAAGACTAAAAAATAACTGTATAAAAAATAATAATAATTATTTATTAAATGATAATTTTCCTTTATTAATAAATACATCTGAAGTAATAATATTTTTAATTAAAATGAATATTAAATTAATTGTTAAAAAATTAAATAAATTAACTTAAAGGATTATTATTATAATAATATATCTTTAAAGCACCTATAGCTCAGTTGGTTAGAGCATCGGTCTTATGAGCCGAAGGTCATGGGTTCGAGTCCCATTTGGTGTATATATATTTATATATATTTTATATAAATATAATTATAAATAAAATTATTTATGATGTAATAAAAACTTCAATATTAATCTTGATAAGCAATTTCAATTGTTAAATCATTTATTCCATAACCTGTATTATCTGAATCAGAAGCAACAGTTGTATAATTTCCTGTTATCCATGCGTTTGTTAAAGTGCTCAATGATATACTACTTAATTTATTCACATATTTAGCAGCTATATAAGATACATAAAGCATATTATTTTTAATGACAAATTGTATTAATAACATTTTTGTGTAAGTAGGATCCTTTGCACTATTAGTATAAAACATCCAAGTATTTTCATTATTAAATTTTATAATGTTTAAAGGAGTATCTGTTATTGGACTAGTAAATGAACCTTTAAATAACGCACTTTTACATATTATATTAGCATTATTTGTATTTAAATTATAAGAAGCACCTGCTGCTAAGTAATCATTATATGTATAATTTATTGTATTCCAATTTTGATTAAAAAAAGTAGATGTTGGTGTATTTCCAATACTATAAGTTGATTGCATCTCACTAGCTCCAAGAAACATATATTTATAAGTAGTAACATTTAATGTATTCCAATTTTTAATATTTTGATTAAAATTAGTATTATTTTGAAACATATATTCAGTATTTTGTAGATTATATGGTTTCCATTGTGTAATGTCATTATTATATGAAGAAAAAGCAAACATTCCTGAAATAGTTGTAACATTATTTATTTTCCAATTATTTAAATTTTGATTAAATACTAAAGTATTAGTGAACATATTATACATACTATTAACGTTATATACATTCCAATTTGATATATCTATATTAAATTTTGAAGCACCAGTAAACATATTTTCCATAGTAGTTACATTTGTAGTATCCCAATTGGAAATATCATTATTGAAAGTACTATTATTTTGAAATGCACTTATCATAGAAGTAACTTGAGAAGTATTCCAATTTTCAATAGAACCATAATAAGTAGTCGATGTATTAGTAGTAAAAATAGTGTTTGATGAATTTGTATTCCAATCAGAAATAATAGTTGAAAAATTCGAATTTGAAATAGCTTGAGGTTCATCGAATGATATATAAGAAGGATTAATAGTAGCAAATGACGATGATGAATAAGAATTATTTCCATATAAATCATTATTAATAAATATTTGATTATTATTTGATAATGATACAAATTGAACTGGATATCCATAATAATAACTATAACCAATAACTCCTAATACAGTATAAGAACCATTAGAACCTAATTGATATAAATAAATATCAATATTTGTTCTTCCATATCCATATAAAGCTGTTATTTGTCCATTTGGGGAAACACTTACACTTGGAGGTGAAGAACTAAATATACTAATGGCATTATTATATAAATTATAAAAATCAGTGCCACTATTTGTAGAAAACCAAATTTGTTTTGAATTACTATTAGCATTTACAATAACAATTACACTATTATCTGAAGATGATGAAGAACTATATGAATTTAAATTACTTAAATTTGTATTTGTAGATTTATTCCAATAATTAACATTAGTTAGATTTAATGTATCACTATCATTAAATATATAAACTCCTGTATTAGTAGGTAAATATATAAAACTAAAATCTGAATTTGCACATAATTGATAAACACTACCCATTCCACTTTTATAAACTACAGACCAACTAGTAGCACTTAAATTTTCATTATTAATATAACCTATAAAAATTGGTGCATAATAACCATTATATACAGAACTTGTTATTAGAACAATAGTACCTGTTTCATTTACATATGTTTTATTAAAAAAATATGAGTTTCCTGTCCTACCTATATAATTGTAATTTTTACCATAATCATTTGAATAATATATTTGAGGATTTTGTATAGCATTTCCAAAAGTACTATATTTTCCATTTTGTGAATTATATATTCCTCTTAAATAACTTAAATTACCTGGTAATGCATTAATTGCTGATTGATTCCATGTTGAACCTCCATTTATAGAATAATATACTTTAGCAGGATTATAAATACCTATAACCATATAAGTACCATTTGATGATATACTTAATAATGCACTCCATAAATTTAATCCAGTTACTTGACTTACAAATTGTTGATTTAATAAAATATCTTCAGATGGTGGAAATTGATTAAAGAAATCTTCATTTGGAGTATAATTACCATTTGTATTAAAATCTGAATTAGAACCATAAGTTGATATCATTGCACTAGCATCTTTAAACATAGAACTATAAGTTGTTACAGCTAATGTATTCCATATTGTAATATTTTGGTCAAATTTAGATGCATCATTAAACATATAACTCATATTTGTAACTTTAGATGTATTCCAACCACTTATATCTCGATTAAATGCTGATGCTTCAAAAAACATTGACATCATAGATGTAACTTTTTGCACATTCCAATTAGAAATATTACTATTAAAATTACTAGATCTAAAAAACATATGACTCATATTTGTCACACTTATTGTATTCCAATCACTTATATCTTTTGTAAATTCTGATGCTTCAAAAAACATATAACTCATATTACTAACGGCTGATGTATCCCATAAGCTATTAGTATCATTAAATAAACCATTAAATTTAATTGCATAACCAAACATATATGACATATTAGTAACATTTGATGTATTCCAATAAATATTTTTATTAAGTGAACTAGCATAATAAAACATATTACTCATATTATTAACATTTGAAGTATTCCAATTACCTATATTTATATTAAAACTAGAAGCACCACTAAACATAGAACTCATATTTGTTACATTTGAAGTATCCCAAGCACTAATATCATCATTAAATGAAGATTTACCGTAAAATGCATTGGACATATTAGTAACTAATGAAACATCCCAATTTTCAATAGTACCATAATAAGGATTACTAGCTATATTTGTAAAAAAATCTTGAGTCAGTTAATGGGTCAGTTAATGGGTCAGTTTGATTAAAGAAATCTTGTGTTGGTGTGCTTCCAAAACCACTAACTCCATTATAAGTGGCAATCATAGAATCTGCATTTAAAAACATATCATTAAAATTATTAACATTAATAGTATTCCATGCTCTAATATATTGATTAAAAACAGTTGCCCCATTAAACATATTTGACATATTAGAAACGTTTAAAACATTCCAGCTAATAATATTTTGATTAAAATCAACAGCATTATTAAACATATTATTCATATATAAAACATTAGAAGTATCCCAATTACCAATATATTGGTTAAATAAGGAAGCATCATAAAACATATAAGACATGTCTAAAACATTAGAAGTAATCCAGGTACTAATAGTTTGGTTAAATAATAATGCTCCATAAAACATATGATTCATATCAATAACATTAGAAGTGTCCCATAAATCCAAAGATTGATTAAATGAAGAAGCACCATAAAACATATAACCCATATCAGTAACATTAGAAACAGTCCAAGGATTAGAAGTATTAATATTTTGATTAAATGCACTAGCATTATAAAACATATATGACATGTCACTTACATTTGAAGTATCCCATGAAGAAATATTAGAATTAAACAAATAAGCATTATAAAACATACTATTCATATTAGATACATTTGAAGTATCCCAAGCAGAAATATTTGAATTAAAAGTAGTTCTATTTTTAAAAGTATTGCTCATATCTAATATTAAAATAGTATTCCAATTTTCTATTGTTCCATAATATGGAGTTGATGAAGGATTTGTAAATATTTCATCATCAGAATTAGTGAACCATTTATTAATAACATTAAAAAACAATTCATTTGGTATAGGTTGAATATCAAATATATAATTACAAGGATCATTATACATTAACAAATTTTCACCTCCCATATATCCAAAATAATATGAATAAACACTTATTTCATTAAATTCAGCATGAACTGTCAATACTAGTTTTCCGTAATAAAAATTATAATTACCTGGTCTATCAACGTTATCAACATATTTGACTAATTTTTTAGAATCATCACCTGTATAAGTAACTGAATCTTCCATACCAATATTTAATATTGCCATAGGATATCCAATAGGAATATCTAAAATTTGATACGTACCAGTATATAATCCATATCTAATAATAGCACTGTATTTATCTAAATTATTTAATACATATTTATTACCATTTTTAAAAATAATATTAACTTTTGAATTTTTTTGTAAGCAAACAATTTGAGGAGTATCAGGATTTAAAATAATTTTTTGTCTTTCTGTATTTTTATTTTCAAAAGGTTTATACATTTTATCATAAGATGTTTCATAATAACTATTTGGATACACTCTAACATTTCTACCATAAAATTCAGGATATTTAGCAATTTGTTTTAAATGATATTTTTTTAAATTTAATTTATAAGCTTGTCCAGGACTTGATTTTTGAATATAATTTAATTTATTTGAATTACTTATATTTTTATTAACATTAGTATTATTAATATTATTAAAAATTGTAGTTTGTTCATTATTAGCTATTCCATTACTTATTTTATTGTAATTAGGAATCTCAATAGAAGGTTGAATAATTGGATTACCTAAAGTTATTTTAATTAAATCATTTAAATAAACATAATTATTTTCTTGATAATTATTTAATTTAACCATATTAACATCATAAACTGATATTAACTCAAATAATAATGCGTCTTTTGATGTATATGTATATTTTTCAATAGTATAGTCCAAAGAATATGAATAATATTCGTTTTTATAAACATTATTAATTTCTATATTTTGATAATCACTATGTGACAATAAATGTAATTTAAAATTATTTTTATTTAATGTTTTTTTTTCATTATTATAAACAGTGTTTTTAAAATTTATAATTAATTTAGAATTATCAGGACTTAATAAAATGTTATGAATATAATTATTAATCATTAATAATTATATATATAAAAATATAAAAAAAATATTAATATAGTTATATTATTATTTTTATAAAATATTTAATAAAAGATTTTTTAATTTTTTTTAAGATTTTTTAAGATTTTTTAATTTTTTTTAAGCTGATGCTTCAACAACTTCTTCTTCGTCTTCTTCGTCTTCGTCTCCAAAAGCTTCAGAATCAACAGAAGCCTCTTCTTCTTCAATAGTTACTTCAGACTCATTTGATACATTAGTATTTGACTTCTCAATATCTCCTGATTCAGTGTTATCTTCAGCAAAGGAAAATACATTGTTAAAATCTTGTCTAACATATGATTTCTTATTAATATGAAGTTCAATTAGCTTAAAATTGATTCCAACCTTGTTACTAATAAAGTAAATTCTAGGTTGAAGAATTGCTCTTACATGAGTTCCACCTTTAATAATATTTTTAATATCATTTGAAATATCATTCATTTCAGACCATTTTACTTCAGTTCTAGTGGTATCATCATTAAAATCATCATATTCATAACAATTAAATTGAGGGATACCTTCACTATCTTTATTAATTCTCAATTTAATTTGATCTTCATCATTTTTATTTTGAGAAACACATTTATTAAAGTAAGCTGTTTCAATTTCTTCTTTAGTAAAATCATCATCTTTTCCTTCCTTAAATAAGATTTCTTTATGTTCTTCAGCATAATCCAAAGCAACTTCATTTAGTTGTTTCGCATATTCGAAAAACTTATCATTTGCTTCAATAGATTCATCATCATTTGTTTGATTCATAATCACAATAGATTGGTCAAATACACCAGGACTATTTTCATATTCAGAAATTCCATAAGCTAATTTAAAAGAACTTGTCAGAATCTTTCCACTCAATCCATTAGTGCTCTTATTAAGTACTAATGCTGAATATCCAACTCCATCTTTGTTCTTTTTAGGAGGACTAAATCCAATAGAATCAGGATCTAAATCAATCGCTTTATTATCAATAGTTGTTGAAAGAGACTTCAAAACCATCAAAGCTTGAATATTAAAAGTAACTCCAAATTTATTATTTACCCAATAAAGACTTGGATTAATAACAGCTTGAATATGAGAACCTGGTCTAATATGTTCTTTCATTACAGTAGCCGATTCTCTCAATTTACTTAAATCAATCTTTTCTTTACTAATTGTTTTTTTGTTTCCATTTTCTATTTGAAACTTTTCAACAGTCAATGCTTGTAAAAGCGGATTTGATGTTTTAGTATCAGTTCGAATCTTGAATTTGACCTCTTCAACATCATTTTTATCCTTTTTAATAATAGGATTAAAATAAGCAGAAATCAATTTAGGTTTTGCTATTAGTTTATCAGCATCCTTCTTTGGAAGGAATTTTTTAGCATTTTCAATAAATACTTTTTTTGCTTCTTCTTGTAAATTACTACAAAAAGTCTTAAATTTTTCGTCTTCGTCATTATCAATATTTGATTGAAATTTACATGTAATAGATAAACTTCCTTGATAATCAGACATTCCATAACTTGTAATTAACGCATTTGTTAAAATATTTAAGGGAATGTTTTTACCATTAACTTCTTCAGATGAATGAATATATGCCTTAAGTCTATTATCTACAAAATTAATATCTGAGAATTCATAGCTTTTATCATTAAGTTCATTAATATTAATTAAAGTATTTGGTTGTTTATTAATAGTTGTCATTTTTGTTTTTCAATATATTATATTATTATGTTAATTTTAAGTTTATATTTATTAATAAAATTAAATATTCAATTTTTTTATTTTTTTTAAAAAAATATATATAAATAAGTATTGTTAATAAATAGTAGTTATGAACAATCAAGAAAATATATGTATTTCCATTAAATCAAAAAAAGAAGTACATTTAAGATGTCAAAATAAAAGAAAATTTAATTCAGATTTTTGTGGAAAACATCAAATCAATTCAATACATTATAAAGAATCAAAATCAGAAAATTCAGAAGAAGTAAAAGAGAATCATGAAGAAAATCATGAAGAAAAAAAAATATTAAATGTAAAAGAATTATTTACTTTAATCATTGAAAATAAATCTATTTCTGTACATGATTTACGTAAATCTTTAAAAAATTCATATTTAAAGCATTTTATAAATACAAAATTATCAAAACAGCAATTAATAGTAGAAGTAAAAAAGCAAATTATAAAAGCTCGAAATTATTTAAATAATGAACATAACATTATTAAAATTCAGTCAATTGTGCGTATGTTTTTAAAGAAATATAGATATACTTGTACAAATGAAATAGATATTTTGACAATGAATAATAAAATGGAATTAGAAAACCCATATTTTTATCGTTTTTTTAATAAACAAAACAATAAATATTATGCTTACGATATTCGCTTATTAAATGAATTAATACATTCTAATTATCTAAATTGTCCATATACATTTAGGAGTTTTGAAGAAGAAGAAATCCAAAAAATAAATGCTTACATAAACAAGTTAAAAAATATGAATATAATAGTTAAAGAAGAAGTTATTTTAACAGAAGAAGAAATCATGGAGAATAATGTAAAAGACTTATTTTATAAAATGAATATGTTGGACAATTATACAAGTCATAAATGGTTTATGGATTTAAATCATATTCAATTAATTAAATTATATATAGCTGCTGAAGATATATGGAATTACCGTTCATTATTAAGTCCAGAAGCGAAATATAGAATTATACAAAATAATTATATATTTAATATATCAGTAAATTCAATTAAATCAATAAAATCAATAAAAATGTTAAGAAAGATATTAATAAATATTTTTACTATTATGGTGTCAAATGGAATTGATATTAATGAAAAAAAATTAGGTGCTATGTTGATTTTAAGTGCGTTAGTTGAAATTAGTCCTGATGCTGCTCAAGCATTG